TCCAACGGATTGGTATATGTTAACATGTCCTCAGGACAATTATCCCTCACAAAATGCAATACATTCATAAACTCTTCAACCGTTTCACACTCTACTGTTCTTGCCTCTCCTTCATCTGAATATAGGTGTACTTTCCGTTGAAGTGTATCAATCACACAACGAGAAAGGAAATCATCTTCCATTGTAAACCTTATATAGGTCTGACTATTATATCACAACTAGTCTTCGGTGTCAAGGAGATCAGCCATGATCATATAATAGCAATCAACGGGTAACACTTTAGTTTGTAAATGAACCTCTCTTCCCTGAACTCTTTTCACTACTAAACCTTGTGGTGCTCCCACTTCAGTCAAATGAACAGTTATCGTAGACATATCCACCAATTTTTCCCATTCTTCTGGAATGGTTATAACTGATTTCTGTGTTCTTCCATGTAAAAATTCCATATTATGCTCCTGTAGGTGGTATAGATTTATCCATTACATTTCTAATTGTATCATCACCTAAGTAAGTTCGTAAAGTAGCAAGTCTATCCATATCCTCATTTTGTTGACCAATAGAAACTCTCATGCCCCATATCCTTAAAGAATATTTTTCATTTCTTTCTCCACGTAAAGCATTTAATCCATCTACTTTAAGATTTCTAATCGAATTACCTCCAATAAGATCAGTTTCCTTAGTAGATGCAATTCCTACAGCATCCGTAACAGCAGTATTTAAAGCACTTGAACAAGCAGAAAGTGATCCATACATATCACCAATATCATCCTCATCTACTGTTATCGTAGCACCTTCAATTGCCTTAGTAGCACTTCCTGAACTTGCTCTGGGAAAATTGGAGAATCCAACAGGCCAATAACATACCCCTGAACCAACTCTAGGAGGATAAATTATCTCTTCTCTATTAGGATCCATCGACACGTCCCAACCATTCAAATTAGGATCCCATCCCATGGCTGCAGTAGGATAACCAGAATTATCTAATGCGATGGATACTCCAATACCAAGATTGGCAGTTTGCATTATTCCTACAGTTTGAGGAACAAAAGGATCTTTTTCTTTATTAATTTGATATAGATATCTTCCAGTGTTAACAACAGTATCAGGATCATCTATTACCTCAAATGACCCATAAGTTCCATTAGTCTGAGGAGCTTTAACACTTTGAAGAGCACTATTATTAAGAGTAAGAATATTAACAAAAGAAAGACTAGTACCAATACCCACCAATGAATCAATATCACGAAGATCAGTAAGACCTGTAGAAATACCAGTAATCTTTGTTGTTCCAGAAAAAACACTATCTAGTTCGGGAACAATAATTTGACCAATTTCCAAAACGTCAGACACACCTGCACCCACAGGATTCATTACGGTTAAGTTATTACTTCCTTGAGTTATAGTTCCAATAAAACTAGTTACAAAAGTATTACCAATATCCTCCGAATACGGTTCATCATAATATTTTAAACCATAATAATTTCTAGGATCAAATCCAAAAGTATACCCCACCCCAAGGCCTCTTTCATTTTGAAAGTTTATTGGAAAAACCTCAATACTTGCATTTGGACGCAATAAGATAACAGTATTACCAAAGTAATTAGGGTCATCAAGGTCTGATGGATATGTAAAATCGGATTTTTGAGTATATCCTCCTGGAGTTAATTTAGTACATTCGAGATCATATTCAACAGGGTCCACAGAACCATTAATATTAGTAACTCTCCAAAATAAATCAGTTTTACATATACCTGCAATTCTATCTTTATAAGCCGTTTCAACATCATTAAATGCTCTATTAACTACATTAGTTTGTTCCAATAAATTAGCATCAAGTCTCCTAATAGACTCATCATATGGTACTTTTTCATTATCTAGAATTTTTACTTGATCCTGAAAAAATTCAATTTGCTCCAATGCAACTTGAATACTTTCACTACAATTCTGAGATATATCAGTTGCTAATCCCATTATTCATCCTCCTTATCATAAGTGTAACCTGCAATTGAAGAGTGTTTAAGATCTCCTGGATAATCTGAAGGAGATTCTCCCTCATATTCTGCAATATTTTTTTCAATATCTTTTCTCTCGCCATAAACATGATAAAAACAATTTGCCTGTATTAAATTATCAGACGAAAGAATAATTTTATTTTCTATAATCTCTTTCACATGTAAAGATAAGTCTGGTTTACCTATTGGCGTAAGACTTACCGTGATTGAATCGGGATCAACTAATCCACTCCAATACTCTGGTAATTCTATCACATTTTTATTTTTAAGTCTACCTCTAACATAAACATCAGATGTAGGGCCTTCTAAACACACATGAGATAATCTATATCCTTCTTTTGTGGGATGAGATATATCAAATTTCTTATTTTTTAATGCTCTTCCTGTAAAAATAAATCCTTTAGTAATTGGAACTGAGTTTACACTACTTATTTTTCGAGGTCCATAATCAGCAGAAAATCCTGCTCTAAATTTCGCACCAGTTTCATTACATACACCAGTTCTTACCTCTGCACCAACCTTATTATTTGCACCAAAATGATTTTTAATACCTGTTAGAGTTAAACTAGGGGTAACTATGTTAATCCAAGTAGAATTAAGAATATTAATCATCAAAGAATTAACAGTTATTCCAACAATTCCAATTCCAGGATCTCCAAGCATTACATCTAAAGGAGTAGGAGGAAGATTTGCTTTAGTTGTAACCTTAAAAAGAGAAGGTACTTTAGATGCTAAAGGATTAGTAACTACATTAGGTCTTGCTACCATCAATGTAGCTTCAGGAGTAGCAGGAAGAGGATAAGAAAGAGGACTTCCAAGAAGAGTTACACCACTCGAAAATACCGATCCTGGAATAGCAGCAGCACCTATTCCTAGACATAAAGGATCTCTACCTGGAAGAAGAGGACTCTCATTCATTCCAGGCATTGCCGAGGAAACTTGTAATTGACCTCCTACATGGAGATTTACCTGTTCTGACATTTATAATGCACTCTTTGCTAATTTTGCAAAAGCTTTACCATATTGCTCAACAGTTATATTACCAGTACCAGGAAGTTGAAAGACATCTCCTCCTTCAATCACTTTAAAACTTCCTACATTTTCTTCAAGTTTACCTGGAGTGTTTATATCAATATCCGCATCAGCTGACATTGACATTTTACTATCTGCAGTCATCTTACAATTTGTTGCTTCTACATCAAAATTTGCATTTGCTCTTACATTAACATATCCAGTACCATCACCATCACCAGTTGAGATAAGATCAATAGACTGTGCTGTTATTCTTATTCTTCCTTTAGGTGCATGAATATTAATATCACCATTTTCTGCGTACCATACACCTGCTACATCATTAACAGGTGCTTCCCCACAACTAATTTCAAAGACAGAAGGAGTACTACAAAGAATAGCACCATCCAATGCTCCTCCTTGCTGAAGAGCTACATATTGAGCACGTTTATAAGGAGAAGGGAAAATACGACGAAGAGCAACTGCCATCTTCGCATTATTCTCCATTACATGACCATAATAGGTTCCACCCTCTGTGGTACAAAATTGGTTCTTTTTATAAGTCTTAGCTTCCCCTTTAATTTGTTGTTGTGTATTTGACATTATGTTACCTCAGTTTTTGCATTTGGTCCTACATTACCCACGCAATCAATTACCTGAGTAACTACCGTTCCTTCAGGAAACTCATTAAGATTTTCCCGATGACTCTTTAAAACAGGAATAAGAAAAGCATTGAAACCAGTTTTAGTATTTATATAGACCTCAGGAAGTTCTGTAAATCCAGCACCACACTTAGTTACTCTAACTCTTATAATACCACCATCACACTCTTCAATGACTGCTTCTGCACCATTAGAAGGTTCAATGACTACGGTATCATCACAACAATTATAACCAAAACCAGGATTTGCTACAGTAATCTGATCTAAACATAAAATAACTCTATAAGTAGTACTTGAAGGACAGGTGGTAGGAACAATAGGAACACATACACCATTCTCTTTTTGATATCCTGGAGGACAAGTATCCTCATTAGGTATACAATCACCGTTAGGGCCCTTATGGTAACCTGGAGGACACTCATCATCAGGAGGAGGTATAGGTCTACATGTACCTCTATCAAAATAATATCCTTCAGGACATGGATCCTTCTCCTTCTCAGGGCAATCAGGAGCAGTTAATCTAACACTGAAATCGGCACACTTACCCCAATTTTCATCATCCAATTTTTCTTGCATACATCGATCTACTGCTATCCCTTGAGATTCGATAAAGTGTCTTATATCACAATCACTATACCCTAAAAGTTTCGCATTAAGATAATCGGGTTCGCAACCAAAAATTTCAGGTATTTCTGGGTCAATATTATCATCAAGAATTTCATATGGAGCAATAGCATAATAAGTCTTAGTATAACTCTCAGTTTCTTCTATAGTATTTTGGAAAGGATCCAAAGAACTTCTAATAATCTCACCAGTACCAGTTATATTAGTAGGATAAGATTGACTTCTTATCTCAATTTTCTCTTGACCTATAACAGTTCCTTCTAAATTAACACTCTTAGTCTCAGTTCCACTTCTACCAGATTGTGTCCAAGTTACAGATCCTATCTGAATGGTTTCTACTGCCACTCCTGCAGTACTTACTCTATCATTCCATTCTAATCTGAGAGTTATATCACCTGTTCCTTCAATTCGATTAGCACCATCAATAAATTTTGCATTTCCTCCAATAATAGTAAATCGAGCATTGCAATCATTACCATCACCATCCTTTAAACATAAACTATTACCAGCATTTTCAACTAAAATAGGATCATTCGCAGCATTCAACCCAGTATAAGTAATATCATGCTTTGATTCGACAATATCCCTAAATTCAAAACTTATATTGGTCACAAGTTCAGCAGGAGGGGGAGCTTGCCCCTTTCTAAACACCCATCCTAATGCACCAGGATTAGTGTCAAGGCCCTCTTCTCCTCCTCGTTTCTGATTTATAATAGAAGCTTCTATTGTAAATGGAGTAGGTAGAATCTTACCCTCATCATCTTTGTTTAAAGATTCCTCTTTTATCTCAATTTCAAAAAATGTAGATCTATTGTGAGATTTAAACACAGTCGTAGATCCTAAAAATTTACCATTAAAAGTAATACTTGCCTGATTGTCTGACTGAACTTCAAAATAATAATCTCCTACATCCTGCAGTAAAACTTCCCAAATTCCTATTTGAGGAATATTAACTAGTGTCTCCGTAGAAGATGGCCAAACTCCATAATTTTTTAAGAAAGGAGACCAACCTTGAGAATCACTAAGTACCCAATTCTCAGCAGGTATAATATCTGCTACCCTATACCATTCTTGTGGATCTACTGTTAGAGATATTACTTTTTTCTCTTTATATTCACCTACTCTATAAATTAAATTTTCCGACCTTCTAACTAATTGAGGAATTTGAGAAAAATTATTTTGAACAAAAGATCCTATATACTTTCCATCCTTATAAAACCACCACTGAGCAATTCCAGCTGGAAAATCAGGATCACTACCATCAATTCTTTCAATATAAGTTCCTTTAGCATTACCTGATAAGAAAACAAGATCACGCTCTATCCCCCTCAGTCCACTTGGAGTCCATGTTTTAGGACCATTTAATCCATTAATGGTTATACTTTCAACAGCAACTCCTGCAACATTTGGATCGTCTTTCCAAACTAAAGCAAACTGCACATCAACATAATCACCCTGAACCACAATACCTCTACCATCAGGTGTAAATTTTGCAATTCCCCCATTCACCTCTTCAATTTCAAAATAAGCATTGGTGTCAAGACCATCACCGTCCCTTAAAAGAATTTTAGTTCTATTATTAGTTACCGTAAGACTAGTATTTGTAGAATTCAATCCTGTATAATCAATAGTAATCGGGTTTAATTCAGGTTCAACATATAATTCAGGTTCTAATTTTTGAGTATTTTCATAATTAATCTCATCCCCTTCATTCTCTACATACTCAGAAAGAGGAAAATCTGACATATCTCTAGGTTTTATTGCCTCCCCTATTATCAAAGAGCCTGGAATATCACTTACCTCAAAATCTTCATTAATACAAATCTCCTCCTTTGCTGGAAGAGTGATGCAATCTCCAGGAAATAATTCAATAATTTCACCAGTAGTATATGGAACATCCCAATCTCCATTACCACGATGCACAATAGTTTGACATCTCCCTGCCCATGTTCTTTCCATTCCACCTTTAGAACCATCAGGCCATGGTAGATAACCATATCCAGTTCCTGATAATTCCACTCTAACTACCCCTATTCCTTCTTTCTTCACAATTGTACCAAGATTACAAACAGGTGTAATAATATCTCCTACTTGATAATTCTTTCCACCATTACTTACTTGAACTCCAGTAATGTTACCAACATCACCCACATTAACAATATTGAAAGCTAAAGAAGTTCCATTACCTCCCACAGTCAACATATTAGTTGCACCTGCACCATATCCCGAACCTCCTCTCAATAAAGTAATTGCTATAACTCTACCATCCTCTCCAATATCATTAACTCTTATGGTTGCATTACGACATCCCATCTCCTCATCAACTTCATCTTCTCCATCTACAATATTAATCTTTGCTCCCATCTTAGGATGATTTTCGCAGTAATAATATAAAGTATCAGGAGCATTATTATCCACATCAATTTGAACAAATGCATTAGGATCTCCAGGTAGACCTGCTTTAGTAACTCCAGTTGTATATTCTGTACCGCAATTTTCAAGAACTGCTTCAGGATCCTCTGCAAAGGGTTGAGTAGAATTTGCAAACGAAATTGTACCATCAAGATTTGTTACTTCCCATGCAAGAGCAGCTGGATTGTTATTCCAATTCCGTGATATCCTACCCATTTGACGGAGTTCTTCCCATGTCCTGCGAGTATTTTGAATGGTAGCTGTTAATATATGTTTCTTCCCACTTTCAAAAACTTCAAACTCAAAATACTTAGGAGTATTATGAGGACCACGAGAAAGATCTTTATAAGATACCGTTTCTTCAGTAAAAGTTCCACTTTCTATTTCAGTTAATTTAATAGTCTCAGTTTGTCTACCCGATCCACCCCTTTGAAACCATGTAGTACCTCCAATAGTAATACTCTCCAGAGCAACTCCCGCTATACCAGGATTATCCCCCCAATTCAATGTTAAAGTTACAGTTCCTGTTCCTTCTATGTCTATTTGAGTTGGATCAGTAATAAGTCCATCAGCACTTTCAGATTCATCAGGATTAGGAAGCGTTTTCACTACAAAAAAAGCATCCCCACTATCAATACTAAATGTAGCATTGGTATCATTTCCATGCCCGTCTTTTAATTCAAGTTTTTTACCATTCTCTTTAATTACCTGACTTACTGGAATATTTGCCGCATTTAAATTACTAATACTCAAAGTTTGTTTTACAGGAGCAACCTCATTAAATACTCTATTCGTTTTAGTACTAGTAGGTATAGGGTCCGTAGCACCTAGATAAATTCCATTCCAAGATACTGTTCCTAAATTATCTGCTTGAATTTGAACTCTATAAGTTCCTGGTTCAGGAATTATAATCTCCCAGTTTCCTGTATGAACTCCAGGTAAAACCTTATACTCTGGATAAACTCCATATGCCTGTAAAAAGGGTGACCATCCCGCCGAAGCTGTTAAAACCCAGTTATCAGAAGGCATACCCAGTCGAGACACCAACCAATCTACTGGGCCTGCATCAGTACTGGATCTATCACAATTATGAATTCCATCCGATTTTTCAGAAAACCTTAAAGGATGCCGATTAATTTCCTCATACTCACCAGTAGAAATTTCCCCAAAAGGATCTTCACCTTTCATTAAAACTAATTCATCTATACCACCCTGAAGAATGAACCCATTAGAAGGACTAGATTGATCAAACCTATAACTCTTTCCTCTTTCTAAAGTAACAACTCTTTGTTGACGATCATCTATAACATATCTATTACCGCTAGGATTTTTCTTAACGGACACATTAAAAGTAGTAATACCAACAGGTTCTTCAAGATCAAATCCAATAATATGAAATTGCATATCCCCAACACTACCATCACCTTCAATCCTTCTATTAAGAATAATCCTATCACCCGTAACATCAATAATCTTAGTTCCTGCTGGAATAGATGGTGAATTGGAGAGTTGCATAATGCTTCTACCCACCAAATCTATATTATTTTGTATAGGAGCATCAGGCAATAAAGTAAAACCACTTATATAATTCGTTCCTGAAACAATGGTTCCTGCGAAATCACTAGTAATTACCGTAGTATCAGTCTCTACAGGTCCAAGAATAGCTTTCCCTACTGCCCCTCTTCCTTTACCGCAAATATCTACAATACTTACATAAGGTGCTTGAGTATAACTTCCACTTTCCACGATATCCACATGTGCCACTTGTCCCGTCTCAACAGAAACAACAGCATTTCCTTTTGCTCCAGACCCTGTTCCACCCCAGAAACTAACTTGAGGAACACCACATTCTATAGGACCAGTATCACATTGATCTAGAGTATTAGCCGCTGCTTCTTGAGGGTCAAATTTAAATTTATACTTACTAATATTTTTTGGAACTTTAGTAAGTTTTTGAAATTTTTCTCCAACTACTTTAGCCTTATTAAAAATATTACCCGTATTTAAAGTAATTTTTACGGGACTACCCCCATCTAAAAAATTCCATTCTTTTACAACAGGATCATCTTGAGAGGGACTGACTTCACAATTCAAAAGATCCATTATAGAACCTAAAACATCCCCAATAGAACCTAAAATATCAGTTGCTCCACCAAGAACATTAGAAATAGTTCCTATAACACCATTAATTAATGCAGATAATTGACCAACAATTTGTCCAACAAAATTAGATACAAAATTTTCTATCAAACAACTAGCAGTATTAACAACTTTATTAATAACTGAAAGCAAACCTTGACCAACAAGATTTGGCATCTCCGCTATTGAGAGATTAAAGGCACAAGAAAGAGCTTTAATTGCCTGATTTATTAATTTATTATTAGCAAACTTACCTGATAACGGAAAATTAGCTGTCACCAAATTCATTGCCGTATTAAGTTTTCTAAGGAACTTTTTCTGAACCTTAGCCATAATAGTATTAATATATCCACTTATTAATTTTACTTGCTTACTAAGTGCCTGAGAAATTGCTTCAACAGACCTCTCTGCATTATCAAGAGTTTCTAAACTTTGTCTCAAAGCACTATTACTTCCTATCAAATCCTTTTTTAATTTTTCAACATCTTTTATTGCATTTTCTATTGCAGAAGACATTCCTCCTACAGTATTCTTTGCACCATCTAACACTGGAAACTGCCACTTTGCTTCATCTCTAGGAGTATTCTGAAGATAATCTGCATATGATCTCCATGAAACATTAAACTCTTCATTTCCTGGTACTAATGCTCCATCCAGCCAATTAAAATCAGGTACAGGATATAAAGTATTTGATGGATCAAAACCACTTAAAGGAGTATAAGCTTGCTCTGCAGTTAATGGTAAATTTTTTACAGTATTGGGAGCAACTCTCTCGATAAAGTATTCATTTGATTGAAGATCTTGTGTTACATATACAAATGTACCACGAGGATATGTAACTGTACCAATAGACTCTCCTCTTAATCCTGAGGTAGAATTTTTAGGATATGCCCAAGGCAATGCAGGTGAAGGTACATCTGCATTATGAATTCCAAATAACCTTATTTTATATCTGATTAAATGAGTCTTTTGATCATCACTAAACTTTGTATCCTGTTCGGTTTTAACCGTGCTGATATCATCCGCAATCTGGGCCAGTTGCAATCTACTGTGACCCAGTTGCTCTTCTACTAATCTTCGTGAGTATCTTTGGATTTGTGATTCCATTAGTTATTAATCGTCGTATACCCTACACTCTAAAGAATCAGGGTGGTTATCACAATAAACTTCTAAGTGTTGATCCTCATGCCTTGTATGCCAATCATTAATCTTACCTTCATTCTTATCTACTTCATCATCACTATGAGCATGAAAAGCATCATTGTGCATTTCTAAATCTTCTTTACTGTACTCTAACATACCATGATTGATATGCTCTTTCCCATCTTTAGGGTCAAGATATACTTCGTGGTTCAAATTGTGATCGGGGGTTTTAGTTGTCATGTTAGTTCTCCGTACTTATTCATTATATCATGAAGATTCGGATTCTCCACTATAGGAATCACCATAAGAGTCTCTTACTAAATTTAATCCAGTAAAAGCAGTAGTTCCGTCACCATAATGACATAAATCCGCTATCATATATATGCCACTATCTCGGAACCTACTTCCCCGCACCGTTTTCTTTGTAGTGAGTTCCTCAAATTCACAATAAACTAAATCACCAGCTTTCAAACTTAAATCTGCACCAATCACAATCTCTAAGGATATATTCATTTTTTGCCTATAACTTTGATGTGCTTGTTGAAAAATTAATTCTACTTCATAATTGGGTTGATCGGTTTTTTCTACTTGAGATTCTATAGTTTCATGACCTTTAACAGTTTGACCTACCGCAGCTCTTGTTCTTTGAACTGATGTCTGTTTATCATCATACTCTGGATTAAATGTGGGTAAATGTTTTCCTGCTAGAATTCCATTTCCTTTATCTGCTGCAGTTAATGGATAAGCTTCATAAGTTTTTGTAACTTCATTAAAAACTTCAATTCTACTTCCTCTTGCCCCCGATTCAAAATCTGCTAAAGCATCAATACTACGATGACTTACCGAAGATAAAATCTTAGCATGATAACCCACAGGAAGCACAGTATCTGCTTTTTTATTCTCAATAAATCTTTTAATTTTCTTATCCGTCGTATCAAATAACTGATCCAAAGATCTGAAATGAAATCTATCCCAAGTTTGCCAAAAAAGATATCCTGCAGTGTTTCCTAATGAATTTTGACCATCTGATGTTTGTAAATTAGGAATAGCAAGTTGTTGAATATCTAAAAGCATTTCAAATGGATATCGATCCCTACCAAATTCATGATATTCATTAAGAGTTTCATCAACAAATGTATCTCTCCATTTAGCAGATTTCAAATCCTTTTGAAGAATAGTTAATGCAATATCTGATATCTTTCCACTATACTGCATTTTACATCTATTATCTAAAAGAGTATTATCAAATGCTTCTTTACTTACCGCAGTTACCATATAAGTTTGGTTTTGAAAAGATTGCTTAGAACTAGTTACACTAGACAATCTTAAATCAGCACCATCCTGATGAGCTAAATTAACTTTAAAACCATTTCTATCTTGTATATCAAATAATACTTTTTCTGTTCCTTGACAATAACCACCTTCCAATAATCCAATAGCAGAATCAGAACCATCATCAGCAGGTACAGTATTACCCGTATCCACTATGTACGCAGTGAGTTCAACATAAGGAGAAAAGACACTCTCCCGATACTCAAAACGTGGAGTACCTGCCCGTAAATCAATAATCTGGCCATCAATATTTGAATGAATTTCAAATACATTAAATTGTAAGGATTCTTCGACTGCCATATATCTTTTATTATACTTCTATTGGCTGTATATATGTAGTAGTATTATCTACAACCATCATACCCCCTTGAGCATAAGAAGGATGAGTATCCAATCCTTCTACTTTACTTTGAGTATTATTGGAAATAATATCTTTAGAATTAACTTTTATTATGCCATATTTGTCTAATTTTTCTTCTTTTGATAAGTTTATAAATTCACTATACTCATCAGTAGAAACTTCTTGATTATTAATATATGCTTTTCCTGTGTCCATATCAAATCTATTAGTAAGGGTTCTCTCCTCTTTCATTTCCTTATCTTCACCATCTTCTTTTTTAGGTTCCTTCTCTTTGAAAATAGCATCATAAATCGCACCAGCTAACATATCACCACCAGCACCACCTATAAAAGCACCAATGGCAGTTCCAACAAATGGGACAGGAATTAAAGTTCCTAACATTCCACCAAGCCACGCACCTACACCAGCACCAATTGCCATAAATGCAGATTTTCCTAAAGGTTCTTTAAATACAAAATAATTTAAAGCAAAATCAATTAATGCACCAACAAAAGGAATTTTCTTTACAATGGGACTAATAATTTTCTTAGCAGACTTAAGAGTACCTGAAACTGCTTTTAATGTGGACTTCCCTGTTGTCTTTGCTGCAGTGCTTAATGTTTTGGTTGTTGATTTTAGAGCAGGAGTTAATTTTTTTGCCGTAGTAGATAAATTTTTGGTTGTTGTCTTTGCTGCCGTAGATAAATTTTTTGCTGTTGTTTTTGCTACATTTTTTGCCTTTGAAGCAACATCGGTTACCCCTTCACCAACATTTTTCAGAGTCTGGCCAGGTTTAAAGTTTTTAAAGTTTTTAAAAACTCTTGATTGTAAATTAGCAACGTTTTGTGCCTGATTTGGAAAGAGTCGATCTACTCCCATGTCAGCCAACATTCCAATACCAAAACTTCTAAGATTTTTAAGGTTCTTAAGGTTTTTAAAATTTAATAGGTTTTTACCAAAATTCTTAAACCTAGCAAATCTTCTTAGTTTTCCAAACTTTTTTACTCTCTTTAATTTGTCTGCTCTAAGTTTTTTAATATTTTTGGCCCTTGATATTTTATCACCACGTTGAGGATCAAAAAATCTTTTGTTTAAGTTTCTTCTTCTTTTTACTTGATCACTAAAACTTCTCTTGGGTTGCTTAATTTTAGGTTTTCCTTTAAATAAACCCACTCTTGCTCCAATTAATGCAGCAATCAATGCACCATTAAGTACCTGAGTAAATAACTTTCCAAACCTTTCAAATAATTCTTTACCACCTTCTCCACCAATGGCCTCCATTAATTTTTCTAATTTTTCTACACCAGCATATGATAAGTCAATAAATCCAACTACAAATCCCATCGTTGCCTTAAAAAGACCACCTATAAAATTAACAATAGGTTTCAGCCAACTAAAAATTTTCCTTAATTGTGGCATCAATTCAAGGAGTTTATTAACTACAAGTCCAAACACTAACCAAGAAAGGAAATTACCAATACCCAATTTAAGATTAGGCATTTTCCCTTTAGATTCTTTTGGTTTTACTTTTGGTTTCTCCAGTTCTTCTTCTCTTTTTTCTCTCTTCTCGGTCTGTCTTGCTTTTCTTTCCTCCTCTCTTTCTTCTTTTTTAGCCGTATAACTATCCTTTAATATATCTCTTACTTGTATTACTTGCTTTCTAATAATTACTATATCCGACTCCCCTGAAGTATCACTCACTGGATCAAAATCTTTTATATCCCCAACCAAATCCGTAGTAGGTCTAACTGCTAATGCTCCACCTTTTTTTTGTTCATCATCCATCCCCATTATCTTTTTAACAGACATTCTTCTTTTATTTGTTTTCTTTTTTCTATTCAATAATTTATCCTTAGCAATTTTCTTTGCTTTTCCTTTTAATAATGTTTTTCCTAATGCTGCTAACATCATCCTATTATCCTCCTATCAAATCCTGAATACCTAATGACGCTATCACCATAGATCTTTGAGAAGATACTATAGGAATTCTAAACTCAGGAATATCATTTTTAGTCATCTCCATTTTCTGATCTTGTTGTTGTTTAGGTATAGTAGGTAAAGTAATTGTTCTATTCGTAGATTGTACAATTGGAGTTCCTACGGGTTCTTTCATCACATCTCCTACTACTCCTCCATTTTCCAAATATTGAACTACTCCACCTTGATTATATTCTTGAGTAATTGTTGGGACATTAGTTCCTCCACCAGCTGCATTCATAGAAGCCAAGGTATTGACTCCAAACTTCTGAACTGCACCCTTACTCATCACAAACTCTCCTGCAGTCAATCTTGCAGGAACTTTATCTACTCCACCAGGTCCAGATACAAAACCACCTTGTTTATAATTTTTAATTTTAGTAAGATTATTATAAGTCTCAACTAATCCACCACCCTTAAAGTTTTGATAATTATTAACTAATCCACCACCCTTAAAGTTTTGATTAAAAGAACTATAACCTTTTACACTGTTATCAGAATTTATTAAATTATTATCCTGTAGAAATTGCATATTAACAGCACGTTCTTTAGCATTAGAAACTGCCTGTGCATCACTATTCTGCAGTATGGGATAAAGAACTTCAGCATCGATACCAGATGTTCCATTAACAATACTTTCTATGGTTGTTCCTTGAGGTAATTGAGAAAGAATTTGCTCTTGATGCTCATAAAGATCTTCAAGTTTAATAGAACCTTGAGTTTTTTCTCTAGTCTTAGTTCTTTCTATTTCACCTCCCTTTACCACCTTTTCCGTCTTAAATTTCTTTAAACTATAAACCAATTCCTTATCAACCATTCCACCTTCATTAAAGTTTTGAACTAATCCACCTTCATTATACCTTTGAACAAAATTCTGAGCTGATTTTTGATCATTATAATGTTGAACTAAACCACCTTCATTAAAATTAAATCTTCCCATACTATTACCACCTAAAGGATCATTCATCCCTGTTTGAAGCATATTAGTATTGGATCTTATATTAGTATCTCCTTCTGTCATTTTATTAACATTACTAGTCGTTACTGACTGACTTAATACTTCTGCATCACCAGCACCCATCCCTTCATCTTGAAGTTGTGTTGATGATTGATTCTGTGCTTCTGCTAGATTCTCTCCTTCTTTATCACCACCTAAATTCTTCGCAAGGCTCGTTACACCCCACACAGCAAGACCCGTCCCTACTAGTGCTAATGCTGCATAAGGATTGGCAGCTATTGCAATTACCAACTTAGGAATAATAGCAGTTAGAAGACTCACTACTCCTGCCAATAATCCACCCAAAGGAGTAAGCCATAACGCTGCTGCAGTTGCTAATGCAGGCCACCAATCCTTAAAGAACTTACCAATTCTTTGTGCTTTTTTCTGATTCTTTGGATCCTTAAACCAATCAAGAGTGTCATTTAAAAGCACTCCCAGTAATGTAAACTTAAGAAACTTAATTAAAGCATCCCAAATACTCTGGAAAGGAGATAACAATGCCTTAGCAGAACTTCCAATTAGACCTAATGATTTTTTAAGGCCTCCTCCTTCTAACTTACCTTCTCTTTTCTCTCTTTTATCTTTTGCTTCTTGTTTCCGAGCATCTCTTGCTTCCTTTCTATCACCCTTAAAATCTAAACGCAATACCTTTAATATATCATCAAGAATATCTCTTATTCCTTTAAGACCTTCTGTTTCTTGCTTCTGTTCCTCTCCTTCAGGTAAAGATAGGTCAGGAGTCGGTGCTGGAGGTTTATATGGAACAATAGAACTTGTACCCGTAGCATCTGCTTTTACAGGTTCTTCTTTTTTATTTAAAAAATTTTCTTTAAATGATTTAACATCTATTTTTTTTCTTCTTAACTTAAGTTCTTTCTTTGCCTCATCTTGAAGAAGCATCACATAATCTTTATTATATTCACCACCTAGACTTGGATCCTCTGCAAAATCCATGACAGCATTACTTAATGCCTTATGATATGGAGTATCGTCATCAAGATATCCATACTCTACAAGGATGTCTAATGGTTCAGTAAGTTTTATAGAACTAGGCATTCGCTTGTTGCTGTTTGAGTTTTTCTTCCTCTAGGTGTGCTCTCAATAATTCAACATACACGTCCCTTTCCCAAGGAATCATGTTTTCAATCTCAGTTAATGAATATTTATGATACTGCATGAGAGAAAAATTAAGTCTAAAATAATTTTCCAGACTCATGTGAATCATACCTAGCCGAAAAAACTGGAGAGTCCCTCCAATACTATAGTACTTTCAACCTTAGTCTTTGGATTCTTAACCTTGACTGTATGAGAAAGTTTAGGCATAGTCTCAAAGAAAGTTTCAATTTCTTTAAACTGAGAAGAATTCATCTGTTCTAAGAATGAGTTAATCTCCTTCTTAGTACAATCCGCAGCAGTCCAAACTTCTTCTGCATTATAAATTTTATCTACACATGAAGTAATCAAATCAAAAGACTGATCCATAGTTGCATCATTATTAAAATCAAAATTATTTTTAATAAATTCTGCAAGAGATGGATACTTCATTTCCATTACTAATGAATCATCTAATTTAATTTTATTAGTATGATTCTCAGTCTTCAATATTCCAATCTCATCAATAGGAATAGTCACGGGAACATAAGTTTCATTATCATCAGGACAAAGAAGTTTAACTTCAAGTTCCTCTCCGACAGACTTACCTCGGATATTTAAAAATAGATACTCAATATCAAATGTAGGAAGTGTATCTACTTTAATTCCTTTTGTCTGAATACACGATTTTATAACATTCTTAATGGCCGTTGTTATCTCTTTAACATCTTCACCTTCCAAAGCTAAAACCAATAATTTCTCTTCTTTAACTAAAAAAGGTCTATATTGAATTGTTTGTCCAGTCGAAGGTAATTCCAACTCATATGTCGGGGTCGCAATCTTGGGTAAAGGCATAATATCCTATAGAAATTTCAGTGTATTTTATTTAGCACGTTTATTTGTAGTTTAATTACCAGTCTCATCGAAATTTATACCCATCTCCTGCAATCTGTTTGCAGCAAATGCAGATTCTGATGCTCCTTCATTAGTTGTAGCCATTACTCCAGTTTCATTAAATCCTTGTCCACCTATAAACTGCGAACTATCACTCTCTCCTGTAACTTTATAAGCTATAGGTGTAGGTACAGTTGCTCCCGTAATATATCTACTAAAATTAAAATTAACTGTACACTTTAATGTCTGTGCTCCGTCATAAGAAACTGGCATTGAATCAATACTAACAGGATATGCATTTAAAAATAGATATGTGAGTTGCTGTTCATCATAATTTTCATTTACTTTTTGAGGTTTATTAAAATCTCTTTCAAATTTAGTAATCCAGATATTTGTTTGATAAGATTTTGGAAAATTAACTCGATAAAAATAATTAAAATCTGCTTTATTTTGTTCATTTACAATATATCCAATCCAAGTTTCAAATAACTTTATCTGCCTATAATACCTATCAACATAAAATGTAAATGAAGCAGTAGTATCATATTGTCTTCGATGTACATGTCTCTCTGTTATCCCACTATGATCATTCTGCAACTCAACCGTAGCTAAAGAAGTTCCAGGTAATGCTGCTTCCAAACAAGACAACGTATAGTCCTCATCTTTTTCTACATCGGCAATTAAATTCTGAACCGAAACAGGAGGATTAAACCAACACTCATAATGGGTAGTAAGAGCAGTATTTAAAATAGATTTTTTTAAATCTGATACTCCAACCTTTCTGGGGCGTATTATCTGTGCCATTAGGCCTATAAATATTACTACTGATATAGTATGTATAATGGGAGAAAGTAAAAAGAGTTTCTTCAGACCCACTTTTCCCAAAAAATACAAGGGAAATCCGAATAATATTATATGTAGGAGTACGTGGGAAACGAAATTCTGCAACTATTGTGATCTAAATGAAAATATTCTTGAGTGGGGTAGTGAAGAATTCTATATTAAATATGTCTCTCCTGTTGATAATCGGTTTCATCGTTATTATCCAGACTTTATTATTAAAGTAAAAGAAAGTACTGGGCAAATTAAAACTTATGTGATTGAAGTAAAACCCAAGAAACAAACCCAACCTCCTAAAAAGAAAAAGAAAGTGACTCAATCATATCTCTATGAATGCAAAACCTATGCAGTTAATACTGCTAAATGGGCTGCAGCAAGAGAGTTTTGTAATGATAGAAAAATTGAATTTAAAATCATTACCGAACAAGAACTAGGAATATATCATGGTAGATAAGTATCTTCAGGAAGAAAATCCATTTGATGAGGAGTATTTTGAACAATATTCCCAACAAGTAGGTGATAACCGAATTGCACCTATCAAAGAAGAATTGAGGGAGATGAGTGATCCTGAAGAGATGATGCTTCTTATTATGGATACATTAAAAGATGTAGAAGTAGTGCCTGATGTAGGACAATATTATACATTCATTTACACTGCAAAAACTCCACGACTTCAATATGACCAACATCCTCTAGTTGCAGTAACTGATATTCAACGATGGGGATTTCGAGGACTTAATTATCATTGGGGGAAATTTAGAAACTATACATGGGAAGAGATTGGGGGAGTCCTCTATGTGGTTCGACCCAGTGAAATAAATGACCTACGTGACATATCTTATGCATATTTCCTCACAACTCTATAAATAACTAAAAATATTTTAATGTCTACTCCATCAAACAACTATAGTGGAAATAACACGGACGGTCAATTCGATCCCACATATGCTCCAGCTGGTGAGGATAGCACTCCCATCAATGTAGTGCATATGCCTATGTTAGTTGGAGGAAAACAAATAGCAGGATATCAAGCAACTTATGCGAATGGGACATCTAAATGGACAGCACATGTTCATACAGACAGTCTATGGGATAATGATAGATTTGATAATTCAACCTTTACAGGATCTTATAACGAATCTACAGAAAAATGGACATGGAAACCAACCACAAGAACTAGTATACAAAATTTAGCAAATGACTGGAAAGGAAATGGGGTGGATTATGAAACAGTAACGAAATCACAAATAACAACAGCATTTAATAATAAAACAGGAGCAGAAACAAACCAAAAAAGATTTTCTGGAGTACAAACTAATGCATTAGTAGCACAAGAAGGAAGTTTAACAGCCTTAAAAGAAAACGAAAAATTTAGCAAGTTACCTGGAGTAAATGCAACCGCTACTACTAATAATACTACAACAGAGAATGGTTCGGATGATTATGAATTTACTGAAGATAGTTTTAATACTACAAGATTAAGAAATTTAACTGGTTCAATAGAAGCAACTCAGGTGAGAAAAACCTATGGAAATTATTACTATCCTCAGGATATAACATCCAACAAACAAGATAGAATTATATTTACGATGCAACAAAGTAGTGGTAGTGAGATAAATATAGACCTAAATGATCCAACAGTAAGAAATTTTCAGAGAAAAATCAGTCCTATAAATGGATCAGTCACTCTCCCAATAACTACTGGTATTAAAGATCTTAACTCTGTAGATTGGCAAGGATCTACTATGAATCCTATGCAAGCATTTGGAGCAGCATCTGCAATAAACATAATTGAAGAAAAAGGTCGGAGAGTCGAGGCAGTTGGAGATGCTCTGAACGAAGCAGGTGACTTCTTAACAAAAAATAAAGGAGTTGCAAAAGCACTTAATGCAATAATTGCTGGTGAAGCAGTAGGAACTCAAAATTTATTATCAAGGGCTACAGGTGCGATTGCTAACCCCAATATGGAATTACTATTCAATGCTCCAGGTTTAAGAGCATTTGAATTTTCATTTCAAATGTCCCCAAGAGATCCCCGTGAAGCACAACAAATAAAAAGTATTATAAATTTCTTTAAACAAGGAATGTCTGTAAAGACCACATCTAGTAATGTATTTTTAAAAGCACCAAATATCTTTAATATTGATTATGTAACATTTAATGACCAGGGAAAAATGATGAAACACCCCTCCATTAATGTAATTAAAACATGTGCCTTACTCTCATGCTCTGTAGATTATACTCCCAATAATAGTTACATGACATATAGTGATTCTACGAGAAGTATGGTTGCATACACTATGAATCTACAATTTAATGAACTTGATCCTGTTTATGAAAGTGATTATTATACAGGTCTCGCTATGCAAGATAGTGACGCTCCATCCACCGAAATAGGTTTTTAAAAATGTCATCTTACTTCCGCAACGTCCCTAATTTTGAATATGTAAACAGACTGCCAGAATCTCACAGCAGTTCAGAATATATTGAAGTAAAAAACCTTTTCAAAAGAGCAAAAATTAGAGATGATATATTTAATAATGTTACATATTTCACCAAATACACAATAAAAGGAGATGATAGACCTGATAATGTTGCTTTAGATGTTTATCAGGACTCCACATTAGATTGGGTAGTTCTTTTATCCAATAATATAATTAATATTCAAAATGAATGGCCTCTGACTCAACAATCTTTTGAAACATATCTCCTTGACAAATATGAAACTTATCAAAATATTAACTCACCACATCATTATGAAACAAAAGAAGTAAAAAATTCTATTGGTGCTACAGTTCTTCCAAAAGGTCTTAATGTTCCAAAAGATTTCTCAATGGAATTTCTTGATATTGAATTAGGAACCTATACAAATGTAGGAGGAGTTGCTAATCCTATTACCACCGAAGTAACTAACTATGATTATGAAGTAGACTTACAAGATGAAAAAAGAACCATTTATATATTAAAACAAAACTATTTAAATATAGTATTAAATGATGTAGATCAAATTATGCCATATAAAACGGGTTCCACCCAGTATGTGAGTGAAACCCTAGTTAGAGGAGAAAATATTAAAATATATTCTTAATTATTCCTCTGCAAGTTTTTGAAAATAACTTAGTGCATCATCCTCATCTGAACTAGCAGATGCTACAGCAGCAACAGGCTCTTTACGAGCATTGAAGTCTGGTGCATAAGAACCACGACTGTTATCTTCCTCTGCTACCTCTTCATCCATACGACGAACAGGTTGCTTGTTACCTAGAACATAGTCCAAACGCTTCTTCAGGTCATCATATGACTTGAATTGGTCTGGTGCGGTA